TATCATCTTGTAAAGTTGTTTCACCAGAATATCTAGGTTTTAAACCTTTAGCTCTCGCTAACTTATACTGAACATCATTCATTGCTGCTTGAGCTTCTACTATGAGTTCTGTTTCTCCAGTATCATAAGCATCAGTATAATTACGTTTAGCTACCTCTAATTCACTTTCATACGAAGCTTTTAGTGTAGCCAGGTAATCTTTTTCCCCAAGACTTAATGTCTTTTTAAGATTGTGATTTTCGCCATTAACTTGTCGTGCAAAATTTAAAGCTTCTTTCCTTTCTCTATCCGCAGATTCTTTAGCGCGTCTTTCATCGTGCCAGACTTTTTTAAGCTGAGCCATACGTTGTTTAACACGATCTGAGTATCCTTCCAATGTGTCATTTTCTAGTTCTTCTACTACTTTTTCAGGGAGTGGATCTCTATTTCTATCCGCCGAAGGTGTATCATCTTCTTCCTCTATATCTAGTTCAATATCTAATGGTTTAGTTTCATGGGGTACTTTTTCAATAGAGTTCGGAGGAGAAGCCTCTACAATTTCAGACTCTTCCATTTTTACTTCTACTTCTTCCCCTTCTAATTCAGATGGGATTTCATTGATAATTTCATCACTCATACTAATCTCCTATGCGCGTTCATACCCACGAGGGTCATCTACAACAGCCTCGACAGTATCATCGTTAATAATGCGGAACTCTCGACCATGTATTCTGATACGAGTGCCCGAATATGCCCTAGTTATAACAAAATCACCTTCTTTACACCACGGTCCAGTTGGAAAACGTTGCTCATCAATATAAGCCATATCTCCCAGCTTCATTACAAAAAGTACAACCGTAGAAATTTCTTCAATACTTTTAGTTTTTTGTGCTTTTACAATACCGCTATCATAAGTACCTTCTACCTGAGGAACGGCACATAGAATCCTAAACCCTTTAACTTCTGGTAATTGTGCAGCAGTCTGTATTTCTTCAACCTTTTTTACTTTCTTTACCTTTTTTGCAGGGGCGTCTCTTTCAGCTAATTTTTTCTGTTCATCTATAATATGCGTAGGAGCTATGATTTCACTCATCTTCGTCCTCCTCCTGCATTGATTTAAGCCCTTCGGAAATCATTGACTGCACGATGAGATAACCTCGTACCACCCCACAAGCATGTTGGTAAGCTCCATAATTATCAGCTATACCATCTCCTAAACTCTCTAACATCTCTTTGCGTCTCTCTTCTATTTTTTCAGACAGAAGTCTTAACGTTTCTTCTTGCATAATTATCACCCTTAGGTTTATGTTTTAATGTCTTTCTCGTTTGTCCTATCTTTTAATTTAACATCCTGAGTTTTATCTTTTCTAGCCTTATCTTCTTGTACTACTTGTACGCCTAATTTGGCTCCTTCTATTAACTGCTTAGCTTTCAAGTCTTTATCTTTTTCCATTGCTTGAGCCCCTAATTTGGCTCCTTCTATACGTTCACGAGACTCCATTTCCATACGATCTAATTGTCCTTTTTGTAATTCAATCGCTAATCGCTCTTTATCAATTTCAATATCAGCCATTACTTTTTGAGCTTTAGTCTGAGCTTCTTGTTGCTTAATCTGTAGTTCAGCTTGTTGCATTTGGATAAGAGGATCTTGAGCCTGCTGTTGAGTTTGCTGTTGTTGTACTTCAGCGGTATTTTGTTGCAGTACTTGTTCGCCTGCTCTAGCAGAAAGTCGTGATATATCTGCCTCTACATCTGGTGGTAAAGGTTCTCCTGGAGGAGGTAATGGAACCCCTAACTGTTTTTCAATTTGTTTACGGTATGCAAAACCTATATGTTCTGCTACATGAGCTTCCATAGCTCCTTGGAATGTAGCAGCGTTGGGGCTTTGACCCACTAACTGTTTAAGCTTAGGGTCTTGAGCAAAAGCCATATGAACTTTTATATGCGCTTCCTGATCTTGTTCTGAAAATGCTTTAACTGGTTTTCCGTTTAGTATGTTCATGTTTTCTGCTACAGGGTCTAGTATCTTAATATCATCTTTTTCTGGAACAAGTTTATCTATATTTTTAATCCCTAATACTTCTAACATCTCCCTATTTAATTGCACCATATCGTAAATATCAGGATTAGCCTGGGCCATTTGCATTACAGCTTGGTACTGTACTACTTTTTGAGACATGGTAGCTGCATTAGGATTAGAAACAGGTATTATTTCCACAGCATCATAATCAGATTGCTTAACAGACCTATCGCCATCAACTGGTTCGTATGAATATTCTGGCGGAGTATTATCCCTAATAATATTTTTTAACAGTTTAAATTCAGTCTTCATAGCATAATGAATACGCGCCTGAACAGCTGACATTACTTTAAGTGTTCGTTCTAAAATAGCCAATGTAGTACCGACAGGAGACTGAGAAGACATATCAGAAACTTTCATATCAGCAGCGCTAGCAAACCTACGTCCTTCTTCAATAATTTGATTCATCAAAGAATTTAATACTTGACTAGGTTCTTTGTAAGGAAGTGGCAGGATATTATCTCTCAAAGTACCTGCTGGAACATCTATATCACGCCATTCAGCTGGAGCTATAGGAGTATCATCTCCTCTAATCCTAAGACCGCGAGATTTAAACCCACCTGGAAGGTTAGATAAAGTACCAGCATCTACTAATTGACGCAGTATCATAGTACCTGATTTAGCAAAAGCACCTATCAAATGGATAAGACCAAAGCAATAAAACCCAAAACCAGGAATGTAACCATAATGCACAAAATGCTGACGTTTTAGTTTAGCTGGATCAACAGGATCCCAGTTACGTCTAATAGCTAAAATAGACCCTGAACCCTTTTCAATAGTAACTACATAAGGGATAGCGATTCCAGTTTCTTTACCATCATCATCTTTGTCCTCATATTCTTTTAAATCTATGTCTACATGCATCTCAAGAATTTTATATCTATCGTCGCTTGAAGCATCAAACCCCATCTTTTCAGCTATTTTCTTTTCTACTTCTTCTAAATCATAAGTAGGCTCACCAATATCTATGTCCCTATAAAACTCAGACACCTGTAATTTTCTCATCTCGTTCTTAGTTTTACGCATAACGTGGGTTACACGTTCAGCTGTTTCTAAGTTGGAAGCACCATAAGGAACTACAATATCCTCAGCTGGTACAAAAATAGATACCTGTCTGTCAAGGTTGGAGTCATAATAAACTTTCTTAAACGCATTACCTGCAAGACCTAAACCCCACAGCATTCTTTCATGTTCTGGGCGATACTCAGGCATCAACTCCATTAGTTGGTAGTTCATATTTTCTTTAACGCGCTGAGAAGCGTCTATATTTTCTTTCGTTTCTTTACCAATAATCTGACATTTGACGGGGCCTGCAGCTGGAAAAGTCTCCATCATAGTTTCGGCTTGAAATTTAACTAAGGCTTCAGTCATCAGAGGATGAAAGACATTACACGCGCCCTCCCAAGGTTCTGAACGATCCTCCATTTTAAGACCTAATAGTTCGAGCCCGTCTACATAAGTGTCTAACCAATCTCTACGGGAATTAACATCTCCCTCAAATTCTCCAAGCAAATCAGATGATAATTCATCAAGGATTTGATCATCTAATTCTTCGGCTAAATTATTATTAAACGCGTCGTCTATTTCTGCATCGGGGTCTATGGTGATTTCGGTATCACCGGCGGTAATAGTTACGCTTTCTGGATCTTCTATTTCAATTTCTATTGCTTGCTCGTCAACAGCTTCTTCTTCTACACTTGTTGGAAGTGAATAAAGACTTTTATCTACGTCTGCCATAATTAATCCTTAAATTGCGTATAATCGTTTTTGCCCTGAACTTTTAAATCTAAACATCGGGTCTTCTTTTTCATCAGTTGGTAATCTAATAAACCCACCTTGTCTAAACCTGGCAAGAGCTAATGTAGTGGAATCAACTAAGTCATCATTCGCACCACTTGGAAAGTCATTACATTCTTCAATAACTTCTTGCGCCCATCTCTTTTCAGGAGCCCATACTATACCAGAATGGAATAAATCAGCTACAGAGTTAACGCGGCTAATTTTATCTTGCCCTTTACCTGGAGTGAACTCCCCTACGGGTATACCCATACGTCGCATTTCTTGATACAACGCAGCTCCGTTAGACTTCTTCTCCACAATAAATGAGTCCGGCTCCCATTCGCCATACTC